CGCCACGGCGCGCAGCGTGGCCTCCTTCGGCCAGGCGTCGACCGCCGCGGGCGGGCACGTCGCGGTCATCATGGTGTCGTCCTTTCGTCTTGGGTGCCTGCCAGGGGAACGAGGGCGTTCAGGCTCGCCCTGATGCTGTTGCCCGTCACTTCGTTGGCCTGGTACCTGACCTGGCCAGCGGGGCCGAGCCGGAAGAACGCGAACTGAGGATTGGCCCCGGCCGCGTTCCCGTTGCCCATCGCGGTGTAGTCGCGGTCCTGGCCCGGGGTGGCGATCCAGCAGTCCGACGACATCGCGGGCCAGTCCCAGGCTCCCCCGCCGGGACCGTAGTGGACGGCGAAGTCCACCTGCACGCAGCCCAGGAACCCGATCCGCCGGTAACGCAGCCGGGTAGCTGGCTGTTGCAGCGTCCCGCCGACCGGGTTGGTCAGCGTCTGCCACAGGCCGATGCCCAGGTCGGCCCCCTCGCCGGGCGGCCCCTGCGGGCCGGGCGGGCCGGGGGCGCCGTCCTGGCCCTGGAGGCCGGGCGGGCCCTGGACCATGCCGGGGCTGGCCCACGAGTCGCCGGGCCCCTGGTCGCCGACGTAGACCCACAGCGTCCCGTCCGGCTCGTAGATGAACGCCCACCCGACCTCGACCTGGAGCGGGGCGGCGGGGCGGCCCGGCCCGTCCCAGTCGGCGGGCACGAGCCCGGACGGCGGCAGCTCGGCCGGGGTGCGCTGCTGGCCGAACGCGCCCACGATGAGGGTCGCCTGCCCGGCCGGGCCGACCGGCCCCTCCGGGCCTGCCGGGCCGCCGGGCCCTTGCGGCCCGTCCGCGCCGGGCGGCCCCGCGCCGCCGGGCGGTCCCGTGCCGCCGGTCGGCCCTTCGGGGCCTTGCGGGCCTGGCGGTCCCTGGCCGCCCTCCGGGCCGGGCGGGCCTTCCGGGCCCATCGGCCCGCCGGGCTCGCCGGGCGGCCCGTCCGCGCCGGGCGGACCAGGCTGGCCGGGTGGTCCCTGCGGGCCGGGCGGCCCCGCCTCGCCGCCGAGCCCGCCGTAGTCCTGGGGGCGCGGGATCAGCGTCATGTCCTCGGCGGTGGCCGCGCCCGCCGGGACCTCCAGCGTGCCGAGCTGCACGCCCAGCCTCGGCTCGGCGTCGGGGTCGGGGCTCACCACGGCCAGCCGGAACACGGCGGCCTCGGGGTCGGTGATCAGGGCCCACAGCTCGTCGGTGCGGTCGTCGTCGTCGTCGCCCGCCGCGGCCAGCACCTCGCCGGCCACGGGCGAGGTGAGCACCGCCACCGTGCCGTCGCCGCAGTCGGCCAGCGCCAGCCACCCGGAGTCGACGCTGACGTAGAGCCCGTCCGCCGGGCTCAGCACGACCGGGCGCACGATCCCGGTCCTGGCCCCGGCCAGGGCGGTGATCACCTGCCGGTCATCCCAGGCGGCATAGCGGCCGCTCTGGCCCCAGCGCAGCAGCCCCGGCGTGGTCATGACCCGATGTCCTCGACGGTGATCTGCACGGCATCGCCCTGCCCGAGGACGCCCGACAGCGCATAGGTGCCCGCCCCGACCGACCAGATCCGGGTCGAGAACACGCGGCTGACCGCCGCGGCGTTCTTGTCGTGCCGGAACACCCACTCGACCGACTCTGCATGCGGGTCGTTGGTGGGATGGATGATCGCCGAGGACCGGGCCAGGACGGCGGCGGATGCGGGCTGGCCGGTCGGGCGGTGGCCGACGCCGATCCGCCCTGAGCGGCTTCCGCTGCGCCACTGGACCGAATTCCAGGTGGCCTTCACCCGGTACCACTGGCCGGGCTCGTTGAGGCACCAGGGAGCGTCGATCTCGCCGCCGACGGCAGCTCCCTGCCAGGTCGTGTCGCCCCGCTCCCCGGCAGCCCCGGCCCACCGGCCGAACGCCATCAGGCGCCGCTCCAGCGAGGCGTCGACCGGCACGAGGTTCATCTGCGAGGCCAGGTTCGAGCCCGCCGGGGCCGCGATCTCGACCAGCGGCAGGCCGGGCCGGTTGGCGGCCTGGCTGGCCGGGATGACCCGCAGCTCCCACGTGCCCTCGTCCGGGTTGGTGTCGCACCAGACCAGATCCTGGCGCGGATCCCCCGTGCCGGGGCCGGGGGTGGCCATCACGACGCTGTCCTCGCGGCTGCCCACCACGGCGCTGGAGCGGTCCCCGCAGCTCGCCACGCCGAGCCAGCCGCCCGTGATGATGATCTGGAGCCCGGCCCCGGCCCTGACCTCCACGGGCCAGATCAGGCCGAGGCGGCGGCGGGTCACAGCGGTGATCACGGCCCTATCGTCGACCGCGTCATAGAGCGCGGCCTGGCCCCACGCGAGCTTTCCGGTCGGTGTCGTCATCGGTTCTCTCCTCCGGTCACGGCGCGGCCCCGCCGTAGTAGCTGACCTTCGTGATGCTCATCCGCACGTCCTGGCCGGGCCCGGCAGCGCCGAACCGGGCGACGAGGTTAAACGAGGTGCTGGAGCCGGGCGCGAACGCGGCATCGGCGCCGGTCGCGCCGACGCCGTGGCCCTCCAGCACGAAAGTGTTGATCGGCAAGTCGCCGGGGGTCTGCGGGTGCGAGTGAGCGGGGTTGCCGCCCGACATCGAGCCCGTCCCGTAGAACGGCGAGATGTACGCCGACAGGTGACAGCGGAGCTGGTTGGCCGACGACACGGCGGCGGTCGCGGTCACCCGGACGCACATCAGCATGTTGAACTGCACCGTGCGGCCCTCGACCCGCGCGTTGGCCACGTGGCCGGCCGGGCCGCCCAGCCACGACAGGGCGAACTCGAGCTCCTGCTGACGCCAGTCGATGAGGCCCTGCGCCTCGATCACGACCGCCGAGCCGACCGGCGGGTTAGCCCGCATCACCCCGTAGTCCGAGATCCGGCCCCAGTTGACCCCGGCCGATTGGGTCCAGCTCCCGGTGATGGTGCGGCCCCGGAGCTGGTCGCTGATCACGGGCGGCCCGCCGACCTCGGCGAGCTGCCCGCCGTGGAAGACCTGCGCCAGCGTCGAGTCGATCCGGGTCAGCCGGTCGTGCACGGTCTCGCGCACGACAGGGGCGGGCGAGGCACCGATCACCGACCAGGTAGCCACGCCCTCGGCGGCGTTCACCTCGACCTCGGCCAGCCGCCCCTCGACCTCCAGGCCCAGCGGCATCAGCGGCGTGACCACCCGCAGCGTCACCGTGTCGCCCGGCCCGTAGCTGTGGACCGGGGGCAGCTCCTCGGGGGGGCTCGCGGTCATGCTCAGCGACGGCGCGGCCTGCCGTTCGGCCATCGTCTGGGCCCGCTCCACCAGCGTGCTCTGTAGGACCGTGCCGGGCCAGTCGTCCACCGCGTCCAGGCGCGGGAGGTCGGGCTGCGGCCGGGTCTGGATGGCCACCGGCCGGGGCGTCCCGTCGGGCGCGTCCTGCGCCAGGTCACCCACCGCGAACGTGACCGTCCGCAGCTTGTCGGCGTCCCACTGGGCCCGGTAGCCCACCGCCGCGCCGGGCACCGCCAGGCCGAGGCCGGGCGTGTCGTCCCCTACTCGCGGGTAGGCGATCCGCAGCACGCACTGAGGGCGGCCCGCCGCGGTCATCCGGTACTCGGTGCGGAACTCCGGGCCCTGCAAGACGCCCGCCAGGTTGATCAGGAGCTGGCCCCGGTTGTCGGACTCCAGGTACTCGTACGTCCGGTCGCGGCGGACCCCGCTGCCCGGCTCGGTGATGATCACCACGCCGACCTCGGTCACGGGCTCGGCGATGTCGCGGGCGATGGTCATCTGCTCGACCTGGACATACTTGCGGTCGGGCCACACGTCCCACGCCCGTTTCACCAGGTATCCGGGCAGCTCGGTCAGGGTGAACTGCACGTGCGCCGACCCGTTCTGGTCGGCCAGCCCGGTCGGCACGCCGCACCAGTACGGTTCGCCCTCGTACAGGGCCCACAGCCGCCACGACCACAGCCGGAGCAGCCGCTCGGACGGGATGCCGCACGGCAGGTTGACGGTCACGTTGCCGTGGCCGAAAGCGGACAGCCTGCGCACGCAGTAGAACGAGCTGACGTCGACGTTGCCCAGCGCGACCGAGCCCACCATCGTGTCGGCCCAGAACGTCCACCGGCCCGGCAGGGGGACGGTCGGGCGGGGCTCCAGCAGCGGCATCGAGCGGGGCATCGTCATGCGTACGCGGACCTCCAGGCCAGGGCCACCGAGCCGCGCCCGGCCGACCGCAGATACCACCGGGCCGCGCTCAGCGCGGGAACCGTCATCGGCCGCGACCCCGGCAGGATGT